CAGCGTGATCTGCTTCATCCGCTCGCGCAGATAGTGGTACTGGATCTCGGCCTGCAGATAGAACACCCGCAGCGGACGTGGCGGTGTGAAGCCGAGAAACGGCACACCGGCGGCCATGTGCACGAGCCAGCTGATCAGCAGATCGCTCTTGCCGACCTTGGGCGCGCCGCCCAGCACCAGCAGCCCGCCAGGCGTCAGCACGCGCGGCGCAATGATGTCGTCGGGCATGGAGCTGGTGTCATCGAGCAATTCGCCAAGCGTGAAAGCAGGCATCTCGTCGGGTGCGGGGGCGGCGCTGTCGAGGCGCACGAGCGGTGGGCCGTTTTTCTCGACATGGCGGGCCCAGAGACGCTCGGACTCGCGCTTCAGCCGTTCCACGGGCCACTGGGGCCGCAGCATGGCGGCGTTGTAGCCGCAAATGCCTTCCCAACCCGCATCCTTCGACATACGGCCCTCGTGAACCATGCGGATAAAGTATCCGATCGCGGCCGAGGCGCCCTCGAAGCGGGACCAGTCATCCTGCGCCCCCTCGCGCACCGGCGTGACCAGCACATCGTCCATGGCGGGCTTGTCCGGGTGACTGAAGTCGGGCTGCAGGGAAATGCCCGGCGCTGGCGGCATGTCGGTCACCGCCTCGGCGAACTCGGTCAGGTCGCGCTCGAGACCGGCGTTCAGCATGACGATGCGCACCTGCGTCTTGAGGCTGTTCTTGTAATAGACCGAGCCTGCCACCCGGATCGGCTGGTGCGCCGAGCGGAAATGCATGTCGCCGCCGATCTTGGCGGCGATGTCACCGCGCAAGCGGGTCACGCGCGCAATGTCGCTGCCCTGGGCGGGCTCGGTGAGTTTCCACCAGACATGCGCCTTGTGCTGTCCCTCAGGCGTGACACCGCCGCTTTCGACCACCATCGTGGGTGGGCCGAGATGGCGCTCGAGATGGGCGCGCTTGGCGGCGATGTCGCCGGTGTCGATGTCGACGACCACCGTCTGCATTTGCTGGATATCGGCCGCCTTGGCCTGTCCTGGCTCGGCGACAGTGCCGGGAATCACATAGACGGCAGCGCCTTCGCGAGCCGCCCAGTTGGCAAAGGTGGTCATCTTGTCGGTGACATTTTCGCCGGCATCGATCCAGATGTTGTGCGGACGGCCATCGAAACCCTGGCCCTTGTCGATGAAGCTGCGGACCGGGATCAGCCCGTCGCAGTAGCCGAACACCACCTCCATGAATTGCGCTATCTGCTCCGGATCCGGCTCGTCACCGAACACGTCGATCTGCGACGGCGCATCGTTGAAATCGCGCCATGGGTTGAAGTGAACCAGGTTCTCTTTCGGGGCCTGAGGCGTCACGTTGGCACTGTCGGTACTGGTGTCGGTGGTCGTGTCGTCGCTCATGGTGCGGGCCTCGTGCAAGCGAGGTGTGGTGGGATCGTCGGGAACGTCGTCGCTCATGTGGGCATCCCCCAGCAGCGCTCCGCCCAGGAGCAGAAGCGGCATTCGAAAAAGTCGCGATTAGCGGCGACGCGTGGCAGCAACTCGCCAGCGTCGGTGGCCTGCAGGATCCGAACGCCGCGGTCGGACATGCGCTGCGCCAGATCGGCATCGAACGGCACCAACTCGTGGTGCATCTCTGCCGTGTCCTTGTTGATGGCGGTGAACAGGGCTGGCGCGGCGCTGATGCCGGGCACGGTTGCCTCCATGTAGGCCTGGTAAACCGCGATCTGGGCCGCATAGACGGGCTTTGATTGGGTCACGCCCTCCTTGACGCAGGCGCGCCAGTTCTTGGCGTTCATCGTCTTGCATTCCCAGAGCGCGGGAATGGCCAGCTCGAGACCTTCCGGCCCTGCGGCAATGATCCCGTCGACATGACCGCGGATGCGGCCACCGGCGACGGAGAAGCCGAACTGACCACCATCGGAGCGATTACCCTTGCGGGTATACAGATCGAAGCCAGCGCCGCGCAGCCAGGCCACCGCCAGGTCCTCAAGGGCATGGCCGATGGCGAAGATGCGCAGCAGCTGGCCGGAGAATTCCTGCCCCTCGTCCTTCGGCGCATGGGTGAACTCGAACTGCAAGGCGCGTTCGCAGGCGTGGCCAAGGCGTGACCCGCCGAGATAATCGCGCGAGGGGCGTGTGGCATTGTCAGCGGTCAGGGCTGCATCGACGGCGACGTTCAGCTTCTCGGCGAAGCTGGGCCGGTGATTGTAATCCAGCATCAGAAGGGCGCCTCCTCAGATTTTGCGATGCGCGACATCTCGGCGCCGTAGCCTTCGAGCACCTCCTCGATCATGGCGGTCACCTCGGTCTCGTTCAGATCGCAAAGGCGTTTGTTCCAGCCGATCTGGTCCATGGTCTGGCCGAGGCGCTTCATCACGAGCGCGATGGCGAGACGTTCTTCGTCAGTCGTTCCAATCAAGTTCAGTCCTCTTTTGAAGCGCATGGCGAAGAGCCCCTGGCAGGGCATCGAGCAGAACCAGCGGTGTTCGCGCGGGCGCGGTGTCTGGGGGTTGAAGAAGCCGAAGCCGCTCGCGGGGCGCAGGCAGATGGCACACGGCATGAAACGCGGATGCCATGGACGATCAGCACCCGAGCGATCCGGAGCCTTTGCGGCCGGGGGCGGGATTTGCGCGACATGGCTCATGCGGCCCTGCTCTGTTCGGGGGCGGCGGCTAGGATGAGGGAGCGGATTGCCCGCTTGTTGAAGGTGAAGGTCATCAGCGCCGAGGCGTGATACCGGGTCAGGCCGTAATCCTGCCGATAGACGGGCGGCAGATATTGCAGTTGCTTGTCCGTGGCGGCCTGGTTCAGCCAGCCGCGCGTCTTGAAGGCGCTTTCATCGGTCTCGACCTCGTTCAACCAATCATCGGCTTGGGCGAGGCAGACGGTTCGCTCGCCGATGCCCAGCAGGCGGGGATTTTGGCTTTTTGCGCCACCGACCGCATGCCAGCGACCCTCCAGAAAGAAGATGCCGCCCCAGGCGTTGAACCCGTTGGCCATCAGCGCGTCATCGGCCCCAAAGAGATCGATCCAGGCGAAGCTTGATCGTTTCAGGAGGTCGATCTCCGTCATGATGAAGCCGGTCAGCGTCCCATTATCGGCGTCTTGTGAACGCCCGTCGTGCTTGCGCTCGAATACCTCGCCGCAAAGCGGGCATTCGAAACAAGCCAGAGGAATGTCGGCGCCACAGGCCTGGCACACCTTGGTTGGGGCCTCGCCAGTCTCGGTCTTGCCGTCGAGATCGACATCCTGCTCCAGCGTGCCGTGGATCAGGCTTGAGGTGCCAAAATCCAGCACGACACAGTCGGTCTTGATGGTGCCGGGATGTTCCTCGGGATCGATGGTGCGCAGCCCGCGCCCAACCATCTGGATCATGGTGGATTTGTAGGATGAGGGGCGCAGCAGCACGACGCAGGAGGTCGGCGGGTGATCCCATCCCTCGGTCAGCACCGCTACGTTGACGATGACGCGGATTTCGCCGGTGGCATATGCCGACAGGATATTCCGACGCTCTTCGGCCTTGAGATCCCCATGAATCACGGCGGCGGGGGTACCGGCCGCGTTGAATGCTGCAGCGACGTGTTCGGCATGGGCGACCGTCGAGCAGAATACGACGGTCTGCCGATCCCAGGCCTTTTCGGTCCAATGGCGGATCACTTCGTCGGTGACGGGGGCGCGATCCATGATGTCCGCAACCTCGGACATGTCGAAATCCGCCAGCGTCTTGCGCACAGCGCGCAGCTTGTCCTGCACACCGACATCGATCACGAAGGTGCGAGGCGGGGCCAGATGGCCCGAGGCAATCAACTCCCCCAGACGCACCTGATCGGCAACATTGTCGAAGACGTCGCGCAGACCCTTTTTGTCACCCCGGTTTGGCGTGGCGGTGACCCCAAAGATACGGGCATCGGGGTTGGCATCGCGGACATGGTCGATGATGCGGCGATAGCTGGCCGCTACGGCATGATGCGCCTCGTCGATCACCAGCAGATCAAGCTTCGGCATGGCGGCGAGATTACCGATCCGGGCCAGCGTCGGCACCATGGCGAAGGTCACCTGGCCGGCCCACGACTTGGCGCTGGCATCCACCACTGACGTGGTCAGGCCCGGATTGACCCGGGCAAACTTGCCGCGGTTCTGATCGGTCAACTCGTCACGGTGGGCCAGCACGCAGGCCCTGGCATCGGTATTGCCGATGCTCTCGCCGGTGACCGCCGATAGCATGATCGTCTTTCCTGCGCCGGTCGGGGCGATGCCCAGCGTATTGCCGTGGGTGCCAAGCGCAGCAAGGCTGCGCTCGACGAAGGTTTTCTGACGGGGACGGAGACGCATCGTTCAGCCCTCACTCGGCCCAGCTGGGACGCTCGGCAAATCCGGGGGTAGCAGCGGTTTGCGGTGCCTGAGGTTGCGGCGCGGGTGCGGTATGGTCCTGAGCCGGGGCGACATGCACCTGCTGCGGCGTGCTGGTTGCCGGGAGTTGGCCGTATCCCTGTGTTGGGGCAGCCGCTCCGTGCCCCATCAGCTGGGCATAATCGCGGTGGCTGGGCGTGACGGCGCTGCGAACCTCGTTCTTGTCCTCACCATTGGTGTCGGACCCGATGTCCATCCGGGCGATGAACTCGATCCCGTCCAACTCGGCAAAGCCGCTGATCCGGCGTTTCGCCTGTGCCTGTGCCGAGTTGTCCTTGTCGGCAATGCCACGCGCCGAGTTCAGGATGCCCTTGATCAGGCCGCGCCCGGCATTGCCCCAATCCGGGCCCTTCGGGCTGTAAAGCCCGATCAGCGACCAGATCTTGCGTTTGGAATAAGGTCCCTCGAGCACGGTGTATTCGGCATCAAGATAGACCGCGCCGGTCGCACCGCGCTTGGCATAGCCGCCGGTCCAGCCTTGCGACGGATCGTCAAAGCCGCCGGGGCGGATCGTCAAGCGCACCTTGGCCAGCGTGCCTTTGGGGATCACATCGCTGTTGGAGGTTGCGTCGTTGAAGTCGTTCCAGAGTCCAGTCATCAGGTTTGTCCTTTTCAGTTTGCGTTCGTGGTGTTGGATGGGCCGGTGCCGCCGGTCGCCGATGGCACGAGCAGCATTGGCGGATCGAAGGTCAGGCGACGCTCCGAGGGGATCAGAGGGCCACGGATTTTCTCCATCAGCTGACCCAGATGCGGGGGTTCCAGCAGCTGAAGCCGACCTGAGCGGTCCTTGGCCGGATAACCCCAGGGGTTCAGCGTCTGGCAGACAAAGCCGCGCTGGGGCTGGCCCTGCGCATCGGGCACATCAATCATGGTGATGACCTGATCGACGATTCCGGGCAGCTCGAGGCCTGTCTTGGAGCCATCGATCTGTGGCACGAAAATCTTGCGATTAAAGTCGTCGAGCTTCTGGTCGAGGATCCCCACGAACCAGACGTTCTTGCCACGGGTGTGCTGCAAATGCGTGAGCCAGGCGATCATCTCGCGGCCATGCAGACCGTAAGCGCCCCGCACATCCGGCTTGCCGGTCTTCTCCGACAGGGCCTCGGGCTGGCCCTTGCACCATTGAAAGCAGAGCCGCCCTGCCACGGTGATCGAGTCGATGAAGATCGTGTCGTATTTGCCGAGTACGGCCGGATCGCCAAACCGACCGCAGACCTCGTCAAAATGCGCCTGGCTGTAGGGCTGTTCGCCGCGCAGCGCCGGGTTGGGTCCGCCGATGAAGACCGCGAAATCCCGGCATTCCTTCCAGGTGCGCGGGCGGATCACGTCAATGGCGAGACCCTCGATCGCCAGATCCCCTGCTTCAAGATCGAAGAACAACGTCGTGCTCGCCATCAGCGTCCACAGCAGCGTTGTCTTGCCAATCCCGGATGGGCCAAAGATCACTCCCTTGATGCCGCGCGTCTCAGCAAGCCGCTGATCGGCGGTGATGATGGGCAGCGCGCCGGTCATGGCCGTGTCCTTTCGGGGATGGGTTTGGCGGCAGAGGATGGGAACGCTCGGGAGGGGACGTTTTCAGCCGTGCCGAGAGGAAACGCCGTCATTGGGGTTCCTCCGGCAGGATCAGCGTGACGGAAAGCGTCCCAGTGCGAACGGTGCGCGCAGGCTCAAAACCCTCCCGAATGGCATCGGGCCAAGCGCCATATTTGCGCTCGGGAACCTTGTAGGCGATGTCGACATACTGGGCGGGATCGTCCCCGGCGGCGATGATGCGCGCGACCATGGAACTCAGCTTCGCCTGGTTCCAATCAACCCGTTTCGGGAGATCAGCCACGATGGTGCAATCCCCGTCTTCAAAGCGGACGGTTCCGGTATCCTTGCCGGAAACGCGGCGCTCCTCGGCGGCGCGTGCAGCGTAACGAACCTCAAGTGCTGCGTTGAACCGTGCGGAAACGGCTTTCATCTGTTTGCTGGCGGCGCTGATTTCTCGCTGCATTTCTGCCAGCAGATCGGGCGACAGCAGAGCAATCTCGGGCAGCGGAAGATTCAGCAGGTCATCGACGCTCGGCGCGTTTTGGGGAAAGGGCATGGGGTTCACTCCATTTTTGTGGATTTTGGGTTGGGGCGCAGACATCA